TTTTTTTGTCCTAACGCCGGACGGGCGGCAACGTGACGTTGCATCCAAGTTGCCTTCGGCGAGAAAATTTGCATTGATTTTTTCATAGGCGTCTACCGACTTTAAGGGTTTAGGTTAAACTAACCGGAGCACCCCCTAGAAGGGAACCCCCCAAGGGAGAACATCTCCCTTAAACCCATTTGCGTGAGTCAAACCTTATTTGATAATTCCGCACTCTGTGCGAAATTAGATTTATCGCGCGCGTACGTGTTTAAATTTCACGCACACACGCGTTTTATTATTATTACTCCATTGAAACAGGTTCAACAGGTTGAACACTCTGTTGGGTTTGTTGAGATTGAGCAGAAGCCAAAGCAGCTATTTGCTCGTCAGTAGAATTCATAAGATAATTACTCCAAGCCATCAATTCGGATTTACTTTGAATAAACCGTGACTTAACAAAGGAAATAAGTTGTTCATCTCCAAGCTTAGAACGGAGTTCATTAAATCGAGGTTCAGTCACAGAAATATTATTAAAGTATTCAAGCAAAGAAGTTTGACTAAGTTTATCCAAACGTTGTTGGTTAAACAACATATAAATATCAGAAGACAGACGAATACTAGTATCACCATCAACAGAAACTTCTTGAAACAAAAATTGATCTACAGGAGACTCTTCACGAAATTCACTACATTGCATTTCCTTAGAACCAACTATATTTTCACGAACCGGAGTTACATAAGGTTCAATTCTTCTTTTTTGCCACATAACAATATAATTTAAAAATTAAACAATAAAGGACTAGTAAGGCAAGCCATCCGTATCAAGATTACGGACTACCTTCACATCAAAGAACGAACTACAAAGGAACTGATCTGTATCAATACTATTGCTAGCAGCAACAGCAAACAAAGGATCAACACAATTCGGATTAACCTTGAAATTCGTATAATTGACAAGAGTGCCGGGCGAGTTATTAGGATCATCCTGATAATTCAACTGATTAATAACAGATTGATTATCATAAGACATAACCCAAGATTTAAGAGTTGTTTTAAATGCACCGACAGAGGAATCAACATCGGTCTTATATGATATATACCTAGGAGCATATCCTAATATCGAAGAACCGACATTATAAGAACTCTGCAAAGGATTCATTAAAGATACCAAAGGAACGGACTCCATACCAACACGGTCAAATTCAGGAATAGCAAAATCCGTAGAATTAATCTTTGTAAACGCAGGATTTACCAAATCAGTAGTATAATCCAACAACGGGAGACTATGATAAATACACATAATCAAGCCATAACGCTCGCCAGCATCGAACGAGATACGACCATTACCAACAACAACGCCTTTTCCGGCAATATCGGCAGCATTAGAACCAGTAATGTTATTATTAACCACTTCATTAATATCAAGACTAGCAGTAGTACCACCAAGATACAAAGACATTTCAGAATAAGCTTCACCTACAGACACATTCCAATGTTTTTCAATCTGGTCTTTATAATCCTTGTTACCTGATTGGGTAATCTCTTTCCATTTTTGAAGGAATTCAGCTTGACGAAGAGCAAGAACGGTAAAAGTACCGGAACCGTTAACAGTCTGTAAGTTAACACCTGTAGAAGAAAAAGGAGAACCTCCAACAGGGTCACCATCCGGTGTTTGAACCATATATTGAGCGGAAAGCACATTCGAAAGATTAACATTAACAGCAGCAGTATCACCGTATTGTTGACGAGGAAGAACACCGTGAAATAAATCTTTCTGCCAATTACAGTAACGCAAATCAAACATATTGTAAAAAGGAGCAAAGCCCTGTCCTGTAATCATAGAATCGATAGTCATAGCAGAATCAACAGTACCAGACAAATAATCAACATTGAAACAAGACGGAGAAACCTTTTCCCATTGAGAATCACGGATATGGTCAGCATAAATTTTCTGATAAGCAAGCACACCGTAGATATTCAATTGCAAATTAGAAGACAAAGGAGATTTAGTCCAAGTATTATTTTTAGAGGTAGCATAAGTATAAAAGTTACCATAACCAAGATACTCCAAAAGCTTAGCAGTACCAAGAGACCGAGAATAACCAAAATAGTTTTTTTCATAGCTATTGGTTGTAGTTACATCGGGAGCAACCAAATTCAGATAATCAGCAATACCTTTACATGTAACATTAGGCATAACACCAGCTAACGCCTGATTAGCAGACGGAATATAAGAAGTAGCATGTTGAGGATTGTCATACATTTGTGTAAGCACAGTATTAGCCTTATTCCAAAGCAAATTGTAAGGAACAAAGTAGAAATCGTAATACTCACGCATACGAGCAAACGCAGCAGTGTTAAGAGGTTGAGTACGAGTAAAAGATTTAAGGTCAATAGACCATTTATCACCGGGAAGAACTTCCCAACATTTCACAGGTAATAATTCACCAGGTTTAGCGGTAAAATTACGTTTAGACGATAGGTCGAAACCATTTCGAGAAGTCTTATTACGGAGAGACTTCAAAGACATAATGTTAGCCATAGTTAAAATTGTTAAAATTAGACATTATTCAAAGAATACCTTATTAGCATCATTGAGTTTTTTATGTTTTATACGATCATTAAAGAGCTTTTTAACATCCGAGCTATATAAACGATAGACGGGAGTTTTTTCAAACAAATTAGTATCAGTATAGACGTTATTATAAAAGTAAGGATAATAGGAATTATCCCAGTTATCAGTACAAAGATCATCATCACCAATTAAATCACTTTCATAAAATAATTGTTGAGCTTCAAAAAATTTAGTCAGATGCATATAGTCAAGGCGGGAATAAAATTCCTCAATTAAACGTTGTTTAGATTTACGCTCCGCTAAAGTGTTATGAGTACAAACAAAATAAAGGAAGTGTTTAGAAATCAGCAATTCGGTATAGATACGATGTACATAGCGAGAGAACTCACCAGAATTAAATGAATGTAACAATACATCTGAATCATAGAAATATTGAGATAATTCATACAATTTAGATTGGTCAGAACAATAACCATAGAGGTCAAGTAAATAAGTTTCCTTAGGATTATGAAAATAATAGATATAGATAGCTATTTCTTTCGCAAGCGAGAACGTCGTTTTGGCATCGGGGAATAATAACCGCGCTGTATCATAGATTGAGTAAGAGTAAGCACGTTCACGTGAAGATTTAGTAACAAATCCTTTACATCGTGGGTAGAAAAAAGAGTAACACGACCGCCATACGTCAAACTCTTTATATTTTCCATTGAGTACGATGCTGCTTCTAATAAAGTTTTCAGGGGTAAGCGAGTATATTTTTTCACGTTGACAGTCAAGAAAGCCTTGACCCAATTTTTGAGAATGAACGCTGAACGGACAGACGGAACTAGCTTTAAAAACTTTGGGTATAGTGCAAGAACTATTAACGTACGACGCAACGTAGTTAGAACATTGTCCTTTGGAGACTTGACAATCGACACGACCAAAGGTCCATGCTTTAGATATATTCTCTGAACATATCTGTAACGCTTCATCTGATTGGAGGAATAATAAGAGATGATAATGCGGGCGAAAGTGTACAGGTCCGTATTCGCCGACAGCAAAGTAACGCACTTTTTCCGAGGGTTTTTGTTTAGTGACATAATATCTTAGACGTTTTAGAAATAATTGTAAATCCGTTTTTCTTAAATAGGGGACATCACCAAATAAATAGAACTTATTAAGCAAATTAGTTCTTTCATCCTCTGTAAGGTCAGCAGGTCCTAGAATTTCACCAGTTTCTTTATCTATAAGGTCACAACCATAAGGACGCTCGATAGAATCAACGAACATTGCGCGAGGGATAAAACGATTCGCATAGGTAAGAGTTATAAACAAAGTATGTTTAGCGGTATAAGATTCCAAATCACATTGAAAAGCATAACGGGAGTTTTTGGCAAGTGTACAAGCTTGACAATGTCCACAGGGGACAACCATAGATTCCTTAGTATAAGGATTCATTATGCGTTTAGGATGGAGACACTTACAAAAGGGGTTTTGTACCATAATTACAAAAAAATAAATACATCAAGACAGGGACGACGAGAACGAATAACCTTAAAAGAGCCAGTTTCACGACCTTGAGAATTCCAACAGTAATAACACTGACGATAAATCTTAGAATAACGAGGAGCCATAACATTAAAAATTAGGAGATAAATCCAAAGTAGTAGAATCATTACGAGATTCAGATTTTTGTTCTATCTGTTGGGTAGAACTAGAGTTGTTTTTTTGAACACTCATAGACATAGTAACAGCACACGAGGACACAAGAATAATATTACAAATAGTAACAACAGCGGTAACAATCGCTTGGATAATGCGATTCCATTGATCAGAAGTCAGTTTCATTTTCATCAATTTTAGTTAAAGTACAAACGTATTGGGGTAAAACATTAATAGACTTTTTAATCTTAGAAGCTTCAATAACTGTAACAGCAAAAAGAGTAAACCGATGAACAGGAATCAAACGAGGAGTTTTAAGACGATAAGTACAACCATCTATAGTTTCATAACGCATAACCATAAAGATAGTAAAGTCCCAATCACATTTAGCTTCAAAAGCTTTTTTTATGTTGTATTTTTCACGAACTTTCATATTAAACAGATAAATTAAAAATTAGACCAATGACTTAAACAGTCTTTAAATATCACACTGCAAAGAAGGGAATAATAAGTATTATGAAAAACTAAATACAGTATTAAAACAGGTTATCTCTTACTGGCTATTGGAAGCTACTGTTTAGTTTAGTTCATTAGAGCACCGGAATGAATCTATTTTTAAAGGTGGGGCTGCTCTGAACCGAATCTCTAGGATTTCAGGTTGGCCAAAAGAATCTGATGATTGAAAAAGAGAGAGTTCTGCTGGTTTATATCAAATAGGGACGAAGCGTATAGGCATAAAAAAAGGAGNCTTATTATGTTTAATAGAAAAAGGAGTAATATAATGACCTTACTCCTTTTTCTATTTTTATTTAAATGAAGAAATTTACCTGTTCCACTCAAGTCCATATCAAATATAAGATTTTTCAATTACTACTTTAAACTATTGAATAAAAAAAAGAAGACTACTATTTCTAATAGCCTTCTTATATTTTTTCAGAAAACGATCTTACTTCATCATCTTATCGATTTCTTCGAATTCAGGTCCCATATTCAAGTTATAGTAAACTCTGTAAAGACCTTGCAACCATAAATCTTGTTGATCGGGTTTTAAAGCTCTGGCTTTTTCATAGAATGGTTTAGCTTCTTCGTAGAATTTCTTAACCACAGCTTGTGCTTCAGCGTACTTAGGATCATTGATATCTGTTG